CATACCTGTTTTTACAGGGAAGAACGAGCGTTGGCATGATGAAATACCTAGTGGCTCTACAGTTAGAGTAGAGTTCACAACTAAAGAGCATCCGACAGCAGGCATGGTTCCATATGCCAAGCGTGTGTTGCTATTAGAAATGGGCGAGGGATACGAAGGACAGAAAGAAGCTGATGACCAGTTCTTTGATACAAGTCCAGTATAAATAAGGAGAAGAGGTAGCTGGCTCACATGCCCAGCCTCCCTCCTCCTCAAAGTATGTGGGATTGGTTACCCTAAGTAACCACTTATAATTATCGGAGGAGGATAATGGAAGACCATAGAGAAGCTTGTCCAAAATGCAGAGAAGCAGGTGGTGATACTAAAGGTGATAACCTAGTAGTCTACCAAGATGGAGCAGCACACTGCTACGCCTGTTCACACCATGTATTTCCAGACAACAACCAAAGCACACCCAGCTACAAACCAAGGTTCAAGAAGAACGCAGAAGCAGTAAGCGAAGGTGTACACGCAGCCATAACCGACAGGAAAATATCCAAGGAAATAGCTACCAAGTACAAAGTCAAGGTAGAGTATGGAACTAACGGTCAGGTAATCAAACACCACTACCCATTCACAGATAAGTCATGTAGGATTACAGCTTGGAAGACAAGAGATGTAGCTACTAAAGGCTTTCATATAACAGGCAGCTTTAAAGATGTAGGTTTGTTTGGTGAATGCTTATGGGATGCAGGAGGTAAGTACCTAACTATTACAGAAGGTGAGATAGATTGTATGTCACTAGCCGAGGTGTTCAATGGCAAGTGGGCGACAGTTAGTTTACGCAACGGTGCGCAAAGTGTAGTCAAGTCACTCAAAGATTCATTCGAGTTTGTTGATTCCTTTGAGAAGATAGTCCTTGCTTTCGATGCAGATGAAGCAGGTAAAGAAGCTATTGATAAAGCACTAGAGATATTCAGTCCAGATAAGATAAAGATAATGTCTTATCCAGATGGTTACAAAGATGTCAGCGACATGCTACAAGCAGGATTAGTCAGAGACTTAGAGAACTGTTGGTGGCGAGCCAAGACTTATATGCCTAGTGATATAGTAGGTGCAACAGAAATAAAAGATAGCTGGATAAGTAGACCAAGTGTACAGTCAGTACCTTATCCTTGGGTATGTCTTAATCAAAAGACCAAAGGCTTTAGATTAGGTGAGTTAGTTACACTTACATCAGGTACAGGTATGGGTAAGTCATCTGTTATCAGAGAGTTAGAACATCACCTACTCACTACTACCAAAGACAAGGTAGGCATCATACATCTAGAAGAAACTACCGAGCGTACTATTGATGGCTTAGTAGGTATTGAATTGTCTACACCCTATCACCTAGATGAAGTCAGACAGAACTTTCCAGAGCATGAAGCCACCGCAGCATTTGATAAACTATTCAAACGAGAAGATGGTGAAGAAGCATTGTCATTGTATGAAGGTAAAGAACTGTCAGTAGAAAAGATAGTCAGTCGTATCAGGCTTATGGCTAAAGCACAGAACATCAAGTGGATAATCCTGGACCATCTAAACCTAGTCATGTCAGGTGATTACAAAGGTGACGAGCGTAGAAACATAGATGCTTTAATGACACAGCTCCGTGAGGTAGTAGTAGAAACCAACATAGGTTTGTTTGTTATCTCTCATCTAAGTAGACAGCAAGGTGTTACCCATGAAGAAGGTGGAGAAATATCCCTTACACACTTGCGTGGTAGCCAAGGTATCGCACAACTATCTAATATAGTCATAGCACTAGAGCGTAACCAACAACACGAGGATGACTGGATGCGTAATGTAACTAAGCTGCGTGTACTTAAAAACAGATACACAGGTGAAACAGGAGAAACTGGACACTTACATTATGACAACGAAACAGGTAGGATAACTGAAGTAGTTGTAGACTTAGAGGAGTTACTGTCATGAGGAAATCACAGGCAATTACACAGAGAAGGAGAGGAGCCAAGCGTAAGCTACACCTATCCACTAGACAAGCAAGAAGAAAAGCAGAAAGAGCTGCCAAGAAAAAGAAATGAAAGTAGCATTTGACATAGAAGCTAACGGCTTAGACCCTACGCTTATACATTGTATTGCTGCTAAGGTAATTGGACAAGATGTGTCTGAGTTCTGGACACCTGATAGAGTTAAGTATTTCCCTGCTTGGTTAGTAGAGATTAATGCTGAAGTATTAATAGGTCATAACATTATAGGCTATGACTTACCTGTTCTAGATAAACTCCTAGGCTTCAAATGGTGGGGTGATGTAGAAGATACCTTGGTGATGAGTCGTCTGGACAACCCAAGTAGGGAAGGAGGGCATTCCTTGGCTGCGTGGGGTACTAGATTAAACTTTCCTAAAGGTGATTATAATGACTGGTCTACCTATACAGATGAGATGGGTGAGTACTGTAAGCAGGATGTTAATGTCCTTGTTAAATTACACAGACTACTCACAAGCAAACAGATGTCTAAAGTAGCACTAGAGATGGAACATAAAGTAGCACAGATAACTCATAAGCAAACACAGAATGGCTGGAAGTTTGACTTACGCAAAGCTACTCATCTTCTAGCTTCTATTAAAGAAGAGATGTTCATAGCAGAAGATGAAGTACGCAAGGTATTTAAACCACTACCTGTATGGACTCCACTTAAATACCTAAATCAAACACACAAGAAAGATGGAGGTAAGACTAGCAACTACATAAACCAGCTAGCTAAAGGAGCAGAATGGCATGAGATAGATGGAGAAGTACAATGGGGATACTATGCCTTTCCTGAATTTAACTTAGGCAGCAGACAACAGATAGCTAGATACCTACAGCACTTTGGCTGGACACCTAAAGAGTTTACAGAACTAGGTACAGTTATAGTATCAGAGACTGTACTAGAGAGCATAGAGATACCTGAAGGTAAACTCATAGCTAAGTACCTAATGTTACAGAAGCGACTAGGATTAGTCAGCGCATGGATAGATGCAGTAGATGACACAGGTAGGATACACGGTAAGGTAAATACCTGTGGTGCTGTGACAGGCAGGATGACACACTCAAGTCCTAACCTAGCACAAGTACCTGCTAGTCACTCACCTTATGGTGAAGACTGTAGAGAATTGTTTACAGTAGAAGATGGTTACTGCCTAGTAGGTATGGATGCGTCAGGCTTAGAACTTAGGATGCTTGCGCACTACATGGACGATGAAGACTACACCAACGAGGTGATTAATGGAGACATACACACAGCAAATCAAAGAGCTGCAAATCTTGACACTAGAGATAAAGCAAAGACATTCATCTATGCGTTCCTATACGGAGCAGGTGATGGCAAAATCGGACAAGTTGTCGGAGGAACAGCTAAGGATGGTAAACGACTTAAGGCAGATTTCCTCAAAAATACACCAGCTCTTAAGAAACTACGAACTAGAATTACTGCGTCTGCTGATAGTGGGTCGCTTATAGGTTTGGATGGTAGGGTATTACATGTGCGAAGCTTACACGCAGCATTGAATACCCTCCTCCAATCAGCAGGTGCTATCGTTATGAAGCGCGCTGTTGTATTACTTGACCATTTCAGTCAAGAGTACAAGATAGATTACAAGATAGTAGGGCAGATACATGACGAGATACAAGTAGAAGTAGCAGAAAAACAAGCAGCTTTCTTCGGTGACTTGGCAGTTAATTGTGTACGCAGAGCAGGTAAAGACTTTAAACTAAACTGTCCTTTGGATGGTGATTACAAGATTGGAACAACATGGAGGGAAACACACTAATGGATGAGAATATTATTGAAAGAAGACTTGTTGAAAAGTTTGCTGAAATAGTTAGTACGATAGATGTAGCTAAGTATAATGACCAAGCAGAATACAGGAAAATAATAGGTGAGATATACTGGGAAATATTTATAAGGGAGGATAACGATGAATAATATTAATCCTAAATACTACAACAAGGGTAAAATACAAGTTACTGATTTCATCGAAGACCAGAAGCTTAGTTTTATAGAAGGCAACATTATTAAATATACATGTAGGTATAAAGATAAGTCAGGGATACAAGATTTGAGGAAGGCTCGTTGGTATATAGATAAACTAATAGAGCTACAAATGGATATGCCACTCTTGGAGGAGAACCAATGAAGAATATAAACACACTAGTAGAAGATGTGTATGGAGTACTGTCTTCTAGTAAAGCAGATAGTAATGTAGATGTAGATAAAGTAATAGAAGACTTTGGAGAATCTATGAAGTCGCTGCTTAGAGATAATGTACTCAAGGCAAGAGAAGATAAGCGTACCTTACGGATGTCTAACATAGGCAGGAAAGAAAGATTCCTGTGGTATGTACACAAAGGTATGTCTCAAGAGCAGATGAAACCCAGTACCCTTATGAAGTTTCTGTATGGACACGCTACAGAAGAGTTAGTCCTAGCTCTTGTTAAATTAGCTGGACATGAAGTCACACACCAACAAGCAGAAGCAGAAGTTTCTGGAATAAAAGGTAGCATGGACTGTGTAATTGATGGTAAACTGATTGATGTTAAAACAGCAGCACCCTTCGGCTTTAAGAAATTCAAAGAAGGAGGCTTACGATGGGATGACCCGTTTGGTTACATAGACCAACTACGTGGTTATGCTGCTTCTCTCGGTGTACAAGATGGAGGTTGGTTAGTAATAGATAAGACCAACGGTCACTTGTGTACTCACTTTGAAAACTTTGAGCATGATGAGCCTATTGAAATACAGATAGAACATCTCAAAGAAGTAGTGGAAAGAGAGGAAAAACCAGAGCAATGCTATGAGTTAGTACCTGATGGTAAGTCAGGCAACACAAAGCTTGCTATGGAGTGCAGCTACTGTGTGTTTAAACAACATTGTTTTCCAGACATGAAGGTGTTCGCTTACTCAACTGGACCTAGGTTCTTAGTTGATGTAGTTAACTATCCGAAGGTAGCTGAAGTTTATAATTACTTTGACAAGGAGTAGATATGAAAGAAATGATAGAGCAAGTACTGGCTAACAAATCACTTACAGTATTTTTAGGCATAGTAATCGCAGCTTTAGTTCTTGGTTGGGTAGGTTAGTGAGATAAGTCTGGGGTTCTTTTCATGAGAACCCCTTTTACAGGAGCATGAGAGGGGGTTACAGCGTACTTTAACTGTAACTAATAGCGAGGGAAGGGTATGGTATATAAAGCCATTATAAAGCTGCCAACCTATAGTAAAGGCAGGGGAGAAAAGAAGCGTACTAATCTCTTTAGTATGAACATCTATAGAAACATGCACTACCTTAGTCTGAATAAGGTAAAGCAAGATTATCACAAA